TCATAAGAATCATGGAATGTATTTCAGTGATAATAAGGTTGAAATTTCAGGTGTTGAATCTGATATTAAACCAACTAAATTGACTGCTGCCTTTAATGCAACATCAACATCTCCTCTTTCTGTAGTTAAAGCAGAAGATTTCGAGAACTTTGAAAACGTAGGCGTAGGAACCACTAATACTGGATTCCTTCGTATTGGTGAAGAAATTATTGAATATACTTCTGTTTCTGGTAATACAATTGGTGGTAATATTACACGAGGTGCAAATCCCGTATCATATCCAGTTGGAACTCCAGTTTATAAGTATGAGTTAGCTGATGTTAACTTGAAGAGAATCAATAAGACACATAATTTATCTGACGTAACTAAATCAGATCCTATCACTTTTGATTCTTACAATATTAAAGTTGATATGTCAGAGAAGTTTAATGTTAATAATGATGATAGAAGTAATGATGTTGGTTTCCCTCAACTATTTGTAGGTCAAACTAAATCTGCTGGTGGATATGATATAAGGGCAACACAAAATATGCCATTTGAAATTGTTACACCAATTGTTCAAAATCTAACTGTCAAGGGAACAAATCTTACAGGAGAGATAAGAACTACTACAGGTAAGAGTATAAGTGGAAATGAAATTCCTTATCTTGATGCAGGATATGAAGCAGTTTCACTTAATGAGTCAAATTATATGACTTCACCTAGATTGATTGCTTCTAATGTTAACGCAGATGCTCTCTAAAGAACTTAATTTAGAGAATCCTGCTTCATCTATTAAGATTTTAGTAGGTGCTCATATTCATCTTGATGCTGACATAAGAGCATTCTATGCTGTTAGTGATAAGCAAGGATTTAAACCTGTATTTACTCCATTCCCTGGATATAAGAATCTTGATAAGCAAGGACAGGTAATAACATCTAAAAATAATGATGGACAGTCTGATACTCTAGTTGTCAAGTCAAATTCATATGGATTTGAACCACAAGATATTGAATATAAAGATTACACATTCACTGCTGATAATCTACCTTCATTTAGATCTTACAGAATTAAAATTGTTCTGACATCTAAAAATCAGGCATACGTCCCTAGAATGAAGGATTTGAGGGTACTTGCTTTAGCATAACTATGACATTAAATAAAGTGAAAGACCAAAGTGATTTGGCAAGAGATCCAAAAACAGGATCTATAATTAATGTAAACAATTTAGATTATGAAAAATATGTGGCAAGTAGAAAAGTTAAAAATGCAAAAACAAAGCAAGTATCAACTATTGAAGAAGATCTTGTTAATCTAAAAAATGAGATGAATGAGATTAAATCCCTACTTAAAGAGTTAGTCAATGGCAACTAAAAAGATTACATTTGATCCCACTGCAGGTGTTCCTGTAGCATCGAACTTAACCATATATGGTGGTTCTAACTTTGATGCTACTTTTACAGTTGTAGATGTGGGTAATGCTGCATATGGATTTACAACTGCTTGGTCTGTCTCTGCACAACTTCAAAAGAGTGCTGGTGTAGCAGCAACTACTGTTCCTACAGCAACTTTTACTGCAGGGATTACTACAGGATCTATTACATTAGCACTTGATGCAACGAGAACTAGTAATATTCCTCAAGGAAGATACCTGTATAATGTATTGATTAGTCCTGGTATAGGACAAACAGTTTATAATATTATAAACGGAAATATTATGGTTAATTCAGGTATTTCTTCAACACCATAAATATAGTGAAGGGGTAATAATCTAAATGGCACAACCAGGATCCAGAGGAGAATTTATAGATTATTGTAAACGGCAACTGGGTGCTCCAGTGCTGGAAATCAATATTGCCGATGAGCAAGTTGAAGACATCGTTGATGATGCCATTCAATTTTTTAATGAAAGGCATTTTGATGGTGTTTCTCAAGTTTATCTTAAATATCAGATCACTCAATCTGATATTGATAGAGGAACTGCAACAATGGCAGTAGGCGAAGGAAATAAAATTGCTGGTATATCAACTACAACATCTGAAACAAAGATTGCTGGAGTAAGCACTTCTTTTAATTTTTATGAGAATGGAAATTTCTTACAGATGCCTCCAGAAGTAATTGGAGTAACTAAACTTTTTCATTTTGACGGATCTAATACTGTTACTAATAACATGTTCAGTGTTAAGTATCAGTTATTCTTAAATGATGTTGCATTTAATCTTGGTTATCAAGGTCTTTTAAGTTATGCAATGACTAGGACTTACCTAGAAGAGATTAATTTTTTATTAACCACAGAAAAGCAGATAAGATTTAACCAAAGAATGGATAGATTGTATATTGATATTGATTGGGGTAGTGTTAGTAAAGGAGATTGGTTGGTTCTTGATTGTTTTAGGTTATTAGATCCTAATGATTATCCTAGAGTATGGAATGATTCATTCTTGAAGAAGTATACAACTGCCCTTATGAAGAGACAGTGGGGTCAAAATCTACTTAAATTCCAAGGAGTAAAACTCCCTGGCGGTATTGAATTAAATGGACGGCAAATCTATGATGATGGAGAGAAGGATCTCGAAATCATTAGAGAACAGATGTCCAACATGTATGAAATGCCACCATTAGATATGATAGGTTAATATAGTGCTTAACCCATTCTTCCAACAAGGTGCTCGTTCTGAACAGAATTTAGTTCAGGATCTAATCAACGAACAGTTGAGGATGTATGGTGTTGAGGTGCATTATCTACCTCGTAAGTATGTAACCGAAAATAAGGTTATAAGAGAAGTAGTAGCATCTAGATTTGATGATGCATATCCTATTGAGGCATATGTCGATACCTTTGATGGTTATGGAGACAATCCAACTTTACTATCAAAGTTTGGTATCGAGCAAACAAATGAAATAACACTTACTATTTCAAGAGAACGATTTGAGAATTACATCTCACCTTTGATGAAGAATGAGGCAGATGTAAAACTAACAACTAGACCCAAGGAAGGAGATCTAGTTTATTTTCCATTGGGAGATAGGTTATTTGAGATCAAGTATGTAGAGCATGAAAAACCATTCTACCAGTTACAAAAGAATTATGTTTATGAATTAAGATGTGAACTCTTCCGTTACGAAGATGAAATTATTGATACAGGTGTTGATGAGATTGATAATGAGTTGGTTGGAGATAATATTGATGGTGATACAGAAGATGGTATTCCAACAATACTTGGACCAACTCAAACACTTACCTTGGTTGGTGTTGGTGTAACTGCTGCTGCTGAAACGAGTATTGTTGCCACTGGTGCTATTCGATATATCAGTATAACTGATAGAGGTGGTGGATACATCTATAGTCCCTCTGTAGGGTTCTCCTCTGCCCCTACAGGCGGTGTAACGGGTATTGCCACTGTAAGGATGATTGGAGGCATTGTAGCGTGTAATAAGAACGTTAACGAAAGAGCAAGATCTGTACAAAATATAGACTTGGTAAATCCAGGTTCTGGATATACTGTCGCACCATTACTACAGGTTACAGGTGGAGAAGGAACAGGTGCTGCTGGAACAGCATATCTTGGTAATGGAACAGTTGGTGTCGTAACACTTACATCATTTGGTAGTGGATTTACAACTGCACCTACAGTTACATTTGCTGGACCTGCTGGAGTAGGAACAACTGCTACTGCTGTTGCTATTATAAGTGCTGGTGGAACTATTACTTCTATCAATATAACTGATGCAGGTTCTGGATATACATCTATACCTAATATCACAATAACTGATCCATCAATGGATTCTACTGGTGACTACATCTTTAATGAGCAAGTTAAAGGTGCTAATAGTGATGCAACAGGTAGAGTCAGGTCTTGGAACTCTACTACAAATATATTGGAAGTTGCTTCAATTGGTGGAACGTTTATTTTAGGTGAGAAGATAGTTGGTCAAACATCTCTTGCATCTCATGCCTTAAGAGTAGTGGATGAAGATCCTACTGATGATGGATATGCAGATAACTTTAATATAGAAACGGAAGCGGATAAGATTTTGGACTTCTCTGAGCAGAACCCATTTGGTATTCCATAAATATAAGTTACGAGGATTATAACCATGTTTGAGTATTTTTATAACGAAATTTTAAGGAGGACCATTATTGCGTTCGGTACTTTGTTTAATGGGATTACTGTTAAGCAAACCGATTCAACTATAAGGGTTCCTTTGGCATATGGTCCTACACAAAAGTTTTTAGCAAGATTAGAGCAATCACCCGACTTAAACAAGAGTACTGCAATCACTCTTCCTAGAATGTCGTTTGAGTTTACTGGTCTTACCTATGATCCTTCAAGAAAAGTAACTACTACTCAAACATTTACAGTAAAGGATCCTAACGACGGAAAGGAATCGAAGAAAGCATATATGCCTGTACCCTATAATATGCAATTTGAGTTGAGTGTTATGTGCAAATTAAATGATGATGCACTGCAAATCGTAGAACAAATATTACCTTATTTTCAACCAGCATATAATGTAAGTGTAGAGTTAGTAGAATCTATTAAAGAGAAAAGAGATATTCCTATTATATTAGAAAATATTACAATGCAGGATGATTATGAAGGAGACTTTACTTCAAGAAGAGTTCTTCTTTATACGTTAAGGTTTACTGCTAAGACATACATGTTTGGTCCTGTTCAGTCTGCTTCTAAGGACATTATCAAGAGCGTCAAAACTACATATATTTCTGGAGATTCCAGGAGTGTTGCAAGAGATGTTTCTTATACTGTTACACCTAGAGCAATTAAGAACTACACAGGTACAGTTCTTACCAACCTCTCAGAAAACATTGGTTTAACCGATATTGTATTCCCACTTAATGATACATCTGGAATTACGATACCAAGTTCAGGAAAACTATTCTTAGAGATTGGTGGTGAGGAAGTTCTTGTCAAATCTAAGGATGCAGAAAGTATAACTGTAGAAAGAGGACAGGATAGTACTACTGCAATATCACATCTTAAAGGTGCAGAAGTTAAGTCTATTACTCAGGCTGATAATGTTCTAATTGAAGAGGGTGATGATTTTGGATTCGATGGATCTCTAGAAGGGTTTGTATAATGGATAAAGAATATAATAAGTTAGATAAAACCTTTAATATCACTCCTGAAGTGGTAGAAGAAAAGAGTGAGGTGATTAAACCAGAAAAACCTGATAGACTAACTAAAGATGATATTACAAGAGACTATGAGTATACAAGAG